GTTTTTCGATAAATCCGCGAACGTCGGCATATAGCTTCGCCAACTTCGCGAAATCTTCGGTTTCAACCGGACCTTGCATCTTGTTCCAAATCTCGCGCGCAAGGTCCGCTTTCGTCGGCAGGTAATCGCATGCGTCCGCGTCTTGCACCAGGGCAAGACGATGGTTCTTTACGATGGGATCGCGCGGCCATTCGGTAGCGATGCGGAGTGCGCGGGGAACGTTGTTCGGGAAAAGGTCAAGCGCCGCCTTGAACGGGTCAAGGTCAGGTGTCCGCAACAAGACTTCGGCAAATGCCTTTTTTTCTTCGTCTTCGGTCATGGCGTAAGAATAGCGAAGCCCGCTTCATTTGTCAGCGGGCTTAGGACAATTCTTCGCATATGCGCGATTGTGGGCAAGTATCTGCGCCGCAGTTGCGCGACTGATTTCGCCTTTGTCGATAAGGTCGATTTCGTACGCGGTAAGCGTAATCGGTTTATCCCAATCGCAAGCCGTGTCAATTACGACCGGCTTACTTTGGACGATCTGCGTCACTGTCTGCGGCACCGGGGGCGGCGTCTTGACGCTGCCAGTCCGCTCGCAACTCGCTAGCAATACCGCTAGCGTCAAGGTTATTAACTTCGGCGTTCGCTTCGGCTGCATTTTTGATCGCTCCTTTCGCGGTGTCATTGGCCGCCCGTTCTTCGTTGGCGGTTCGTACTGCGTCGGCTTCTTTGTCAACGCTGCGTTGATCTGCATCGATGGCCGCTTGCTTGGACTTGCCCACACTCAAGCCAGCCAGGACGGCCGCGCCGAGTGCCAGCAACACGCCAGCAACGATGCAAACGATTTTCCAAATCTTCGCCCAAAGTGCGGCAAGCCATGCGGTAATCATAATGACGCCACCAGTCGAAAGGTTAAGTTGATGCCAGCGAGCGAAACAAGTTCGGTTTCGCACATGGTCCGTTCTTCTTTGCGACGTTCAACGAGTCCCGGCAATTGCTTTAGATATTTAACGCCGGTTGTCGGATTCTTAACCGTGATGTAAACCCATTGCGGTTTGCCGGTGTCCGATTCGTTCATCGCTTTGCAAGCGCCTTTATAGTCGCCTGCGCGAAAGCGCTTTGCTGTCGTCGATTGGCAATACGTCGGCACGCCGATGTTGTATGCGAACGAGACAGCCGCCGCTAGTTGGTAGAAATGCGTCTTCAACTGCGGAGTGCAGTTCAACACGCCTTCGCTATGCGCGATTAACTGTGTTTCGAGCGATTCCTTGCATTCGGCAGACGTGTAATATTTGCCGACAACAACGTTGTGCGTGTCACCGTTGCATTTCGTCGGAATGCCGGCCGCGTCACGATAACCCGTGCTGCCGCCTGTTTCATCTAGTCCGCCTTCGAACTTCGGAACTGCTACTATTAGCAGCGCCGCGACGAAGGTTCCGACAACGCCCACTAGCGTTTTACGACCCGGCTTTGCCGGCGTCGTCTGCGGTTGCTGCGGGGACTGGGACTGCGATTGTTCGGTCATTGGGCTTTGCCTTCTTCTTGAGTAGACGTGCCGCAACGAGCGTTGTTCCGACGATTAGGAATGTGAAGGTTCCACGAATCCAGCCGGGAAGATCGCTGCGAATGTCTGCGGGAATTTGAAGCCAAAGCGATTCGATGGCGTGCGGATCGGCTACGATCCAGGCACCGACCGCCGACAGAATGACGGAAATGCGAACCGATGCGAACTTGTACGCCTTGTTCGCATCGTCGATAAGTTCAAGCCGAAGCTTTGCTAGAAAGTTCATCGCAACACCCCCCGTTGTGTCTTTCGTATGTCTTCGATGTCGCGGCGCATGTCCGTAATATCGTTAGTCGCGCGATCAATCTGCGATTGTTGCGTGTCGTTCTTGCCTTGAATAAGCATGATCGAATTTTGAATGCCGCTGACGGTTTCGTCGCGCTTTTCGATCTTGTCTTGCAGCGAGTCAATCGAATGTTGCAAGTCGGCTTGTTTCGATGCCATACCGTCAACCTTCGCATAAAACGTCGCCATAGACACGACTATTGATACGGTTGCACCGATAAGCCACGTTAGCGGCAACCGAAGATCGATGATTTTTTGCGGCCGTTGTTCGTACATCGTGTCGGTTTCCGGCAGTTCGATGGACACTTCGTCGTTTCCCCTGGGCGGCGTTGCACGCCTGGGCGGCGGCGCATGGCGGTGATGGTAGCGACCCAGGGCGCGCGGCGCTAGTGCTGGCGTGCGTAGGCGGTCACAGACAGGCAAAAAAAGAAGGGCCGCACGATGGCGGCCCTTCTCTACGATGCAAGTTGCGATCTTCGCGTTAGGCAACGCGATAGATACGGGCACCGGCAACGCCGTACTTCGGTTCCTGTTCGGCCGTACGGCTACGCACGACGAACTTGCGCGTTTCGGTCATCACGGGCACGGTTTCGCCCTTGCCGTTGATCTTGGTCGAACCATCGGCGGCCGGCACGGCATAGCGCGCGGTTGCCGAACTGACGGTCGAAGCCAGCGACTTTGCGGCGTTCGGCTTGTCTTCGCTGTTCGGCACGAAGAAGGATTGACCAACCTGCAACGCGTCGAACGGGTAGACGGTTGCGGTACGGCCACGGCCGGACACGGAAGGCAGCGCGATACCGTCTTCGATGGCGAAGCCGGAAGCGTTGACGGGAGCGGCGGCCGGAGCCTTGGCGGTTGCGGTCTTGGACATGCTGTCGATTCCTTTTTGAGTGGCACGGGTTGCAATGTGCCCAGCTTCGTCCGTCATCGTCTCGTTGATTTCGACGAGTCCGTCAGCGAGTAGCTGGGCGTGAACTTCGGGAGAAGTATACAGCCCGTTTGCGCCGGCTGCAACGATTTCACTCAACCCGATTACGGCGACCTTCACGGCCTTACTTGCATTGCGCTTTGCCATTTTCGTATCTCCTTAGCTAAGGGAATGTTTGTCCGATTGGACTTGCGAAGTTTACTGCGGTCAATCTCGCTTTGCAACATACTTCGGCGGTTCAGAACCCCCGCATTCATCTTTGAAGGAATGGTGAAAGTCCGGCCAATAGCCGTCCGCAACCATCGAACAATAATGCGCCTGTTCGATAACCGCGTCGTTCCTGTCCATTTCACCCAGGACGCCAAACACGGCGACGAGAACCAACAACAAGAAAACGACGGCAACTTGCTTCATGTGGGCAATCTCCGATGAATGTTGCGTTAGTTTACAACTTCCCGCCGTTCGCTGCAAACTGTTTGATGAATTCTTCGGTTCCTTCGCGCGCAATAAGTTGCGTCGCCAAAATCCCGTTTTGCATCTTATGAATGCAGTCAGCGAATGCGGTTTCGCCGATGCCGTGCGCGTCCATGATCTGTTGCAATCCGCACATGGCGTTGAACAGCGCCGTAAGCTGTTGGTACATCACTAGGGAACCGCGCAGAATGTTGCGATACTCGGCGACGACAGTTGCTTCAAGATAAACCGCTTTCGGTACGGCGTCGCCAAGCTTCGTCGAACAAACCGTACCTAGCGGGCCAGGAACTAGAAACAGGTCCGACAGTTCTTGATGTGTGAGTGTAGGCATTAGGATGATTCCTCCTTGTCGTCTACGTATATCATTTCGATGCCAGCTTTCGCAAGCTTATCGAATGCACGACACGCCGATTCTAACCAGTCGTCCGACATATGCCCACAATAGGCAACGACGCGTTTAATCCGGCCATCCTTGATAACCAAGTCGGCGCACGTTTCGCAAGGCAACAGCGGCGAGACGTATAACGTCAGCCAGCCGCTAAACTCGGCGGCATGCAAGTGCTGCAATGCGTTGTCTTCGGCATGAACAACGACTTCGTGTTGCGCTTCGCGATCCATGCGCAAGAACAAGTCGTCGTCAAAGCCCGCAGGCGCGCCGTTGTAGCCGGTTGATGCTACGGTTCGATCTTCGCGCACGATGACCGCTCCGACGCGCTTACGCGGTCCTTTTGACCATTGCGCGATATGCTCCGCCAGTTCGATAAACCGGCGGTCCCATTTGCCCAGGTCGTGCCGATATATGAAGTTCATACGCGGTTCTTTTCCGGCCATTCGACCGGCTTAACGCGATTGAACTTGTCAAGCGCACGCTTGCAGGCGTCGCGACCGTTTGCGATCTGCGCTGCGCGAATGCTGCGAATGTTGCGGTTGTGTGAAAGACGTGCCGCGTTGATAAGGCAAACGACGGCGAATACGTAAAGAAGTGCGGAAATCATTTGCTTGTCTCCTTAGTAGTCGGTCAAATAGGAATCATCGAAGTACGGTTCGTCCTGTTCTTCGACGCAATGAAACTTCGTGTTGTGCGAGTCAATATACATTGCGTCGGCGATTACGGCAAGACCTTTCGGCAGCTTTGCGTAATCGACTTCTTCGTCGTCAATGTAATACGTCGGGTCGCCGACGTCACATTCATCTGGGTAACAATCTTCCGGCAGTCCGAAGTAGTTTCCAGGCGTAACGACGAAGCCGTATTCGCACTTCAAGACTTGGCCGTTAGACATGTTGAATGTTACGGTCGCGGTAGACATAAAGAAAAACCCCGTTCGGTTGACGGGGTTTAATATACGACAGTTCTACGATGGACGTCAAGCGTTACGACAAATCTTTTCCGTAAGCTTGATGATGCCTTCGGCGGTCTTAGCTTTGCCGACGCATAGATTCTTTGGCTTCATTTCCCGATAAATCAAATACTTATCGGGACAAGTTACGATGAAACATCCATGCTTGCGCGCAAGTTCCTTCGCCGCGATCAACGCTTCTTTAACGATCATCGTTCAATCCCCGTTCATATATAACATGCGGAATGAAAGGCGGCAGCTTCGACGCCCGTTTGATGCCCACACTATCCGGCAGGCCAGCGACGTACGTTCGTACAACATAGTAGCGCTCGCCGTAGTCGTTGGAAAGCTTTTCGGCGATACGATCCAGCGACCAACCGGCCAGGACTAGAAACGACGCCTTTAACTTCGCTCGCGTGAGTTCGCAACGTAGACAGTTCATCGACCTTCGACCTTATGGCAGCGTACACATTGACGGTATTCGCTTGTATGCGTCCACCATGAACGCGGCGCACGAATCCATTGCGTCCAACGATGGCCGAATACGCAACGAATGTTCATTTGCGACGACCTTTCTTGTTCGCCTTCTTTTGCGACTTCGTAAGCTTGTTCTTGCGCCGACAGTCAATCGAACCGACTTGGCGAGTCGATTCAATCGGTGCAATCTGCGACATTGCAGACATCAAAGCAAGCGCTATCAAACTACGATGCATCATGGTTGTTCACCCCAGGTTAGATATTGAATAAGTACGTCGCGCGCAGATTCCCAGCCTTCGCACATGATCCAGCCGTAACCCTGTTCTTTGACGTATACACCGAATTCGATTTGCTCTTTCGATAGCGTTTTGCCTTTGCCGGGCTTCTTGAGTTCGATGTAAAGACCGGGCCAGCCATTGCGGCGAGCGGGCAAGAATGTATCGGCGACGCCTTTGCGTACGCCTTCGGCTTTCGCCATGTTACCGCGTATCTTGTCTCCGTGTCCTTGGTTGTGTACGGCGTGAAACCATCGAAGATCGGGTACAGCTTCGACCATACCTTCGACGTATTGCGGCATTTCAATGTCGCCAGCGGCCCAGGCGTTCGCCTTTTCGAAGCCATGCCAGCGCGCGACAGCGCACCATGCAAACAATGCGGTTTGGTGCGAATGCTCGCTATTTGACTTCGCTAATTGGGCGGGTCGCACTGCGTTTCCCCTGTTTTCGACGTGCGAGTTCGCGGCGCATGGCTGCACAAGCCGACTGCGCCGCTGCTATCTCGCGTTGGAATGTCTCGGCTTGCTTCGTCAGTTCATCGTCTGACAAATGACCGAACTTGTGACGCGGTTTCATGCGATGTGTCTACGATCCCGACAACGACCGCATGATTTTACTACGGTTTCCGACTCCGGGTCAACAACTGCGACAACACGCGAAAACGATTCGCCGCAGTAGTGACAGTCCCCAGGTTCGCCGGTCGGTATTGCCTTAGCGTGGCGTACAACTTCGGCAATAAACATCGTTTCATCACGAATGGTCTTTTCAGACAGTAAATCGAGTTCATCACTCATTGCATTACCCCTGCTAGCTGCGACAATGCCGGCGTTGCACCGGCACGTCATGTTAAGTTCACTGCGCGACAACGTTCAACGCAGCGTCAAGCATGCGATTGTGCGTCGGAATGACGCTACGGGCGCGAAGCTTGCTGATATGACTACGAAGTTCGCTGACTTCACTGCGCGTCATTTCAACTTCAACGTATTTCGACGTAAAGCGATTCGACTTCTTCACAAGGTCCAGGTATTGCGCGGCGGCGTGCGTGAAGCGGTACGCATGCTTCATTTCGTGAAGAAAGGTTTCACGATCACGACCATTGCTGCGAAGGTCGCGCAACGCCTTGCGTGCGAGCGTATACGCGCCACGCTTCGCCAGTTCAACGACGGTCGGAATCAACATGCCGTTGCCGTGATACTTGCCGGTACGGTTGTGTGTGATGACGGCCAAGTGCAGGCCGCGAACCTTGCCAGTGATCTGGCGGGAAACTTCGATTGCCATTGTTTTATCCTTCGATGGATGCGGAGTAGATGAAAGCTTGATCGGCTTGCGACGGACCAAGCATCTTAACAATTGCTTCTTGTTCAGACTGCGCCCATTCAACCGAACAAAACTCGCCGAAAGGTCCGCGAACCGTATAGAGTTCATTTTCCATTTCGCTAGCTCCGCCGTTGATGTAGGTAAAGAATACGCCGCCAAACTGCGATAGTCAAGCGGCGTTATCTTCGTTGTTTAACTTCGGTTCAGCTACGACGAAACTTCAATTGTCGTGTCATTTCGGCGAGTCGCTTCAACGAAACGCCGGCCGATCCGTCGATATGCATAAACGAGCCGTCCCAGGTGTACGACGATGGCCGCATGCCGTAAACAGTGCGGTATGCGTCGGCGTATGCTTCGAATGCGGCTGTCACCTTCGCATTGCGACGCGCTTTCATCACGCCAGTACGCGGCGGCTTAATCCCCGATTCGATTTCGAACATTGCGCTTCCCCTTGTTAAGCGTGTTCATGCGATAGCAGAACTTGAACAGACTGTCAAGTTTCGGCATGTCTACTTTCTCAAGCCTGACAAATGCTTCGTCGCTTGGTTGCCAGCGTTGATATTGCGCGTTCCATACGATGCGATGACGCTTAGGCAATTCGAAGTCGCCGTACAGAAACTTGCAATCAACCGGCCATGTTCGACGCAACGGCGCGATATAGCCAAGTTCGACAAGATCGGCGCTTAAATGTGCCTTCTTAGGACGGCGAGCGCGGCCAAGTAGCTGCATATGCAACGCCATTGACGGCGGATAGTACAGATGATCGGGGTTAAACGACAGCGTGAACGGTATGCGGTGCGTTTTGGTAACTTCGGCGCGAATATCAGTCGGCCAAGTTCCGAACAAATGCCACGCTTGCGCATCGGCTGTTGTTACGTAAACGATTTCGCTATGCATTGCGGCCATACTCCTTGACGATGCAGACCGACCATTGTTGCGAAACTTCGCCGGTCAAATGGTTGAATTCGATACAGCGGTCAATAAGCAAG